TTGACACGGTGACACCAGTCAAAATGGAATCTGAGTTTATCAACGTAGATGTAAAATCCTTTAAGGGTTCTCAGGTAATGTCCGTCGAGCTTGCTGACAGATCAGATCCATTGTTCTTTACAGAACTTATCAGCAATCTTTCTTCACAATATGCTCGCGCTACTAACGCATACAATTCAGCACAAATCATTACTGGTTCAACTCCCGGAAATCCAACTTACGCTGACCCAATCTCACCAGAAAACTTGCTCAAGTGGGTTTCAGATGGTGCAGTCTCAGTGTACGAAAACACTTTCCGATTTGCTGATGCAATCGTGGTCTCTCCAGAACAATGGGGCAATATCATGAGTATGTCGGTCGATGGGCGACCAATTTATAATGCGCTTCAGCCACAAAATGCGGCTGGTAACGCTCAACCTCGCGCTTTGCGTGGTTCAGTAAATGGTCTTGATTTGTGGGTGGATACCGCACTTTCACAATACGGCGTCGATGATGGTTCTATGTACGTCATCAACCGTGATGCTTATACATGGTATGAATCACCACGTTTAGAGCTTCGCACAAATGTCATCTCCGATGGTTCTATCGGAATCTTGCTTTACGGTTATGGTGCAACTGCGACAAAGATTGCCGCTGGCGCATATAACTATCAGGCAAGCTAATTAATCATCGGCTAGGTCGCTCCCGAACTAGCCGAGCAGACGAAGGGAACAGAGATGCCAAATATCATTACCGCTGACCAACTGCGAGCGATACTTGGCGTCTCTGAATCTCTTTATGACGACACTTATCTCGACCAGATTATTGATTCTGCGGAACAGACCATTCTTCCGCTGCTGACGCAATACCAATCGGCAATCACTACTACACGCATTTCAGATGGTGTCGTCTATTTTACGACAATCCGGCCATGCTACTTTGCGGTAGGTCAATCCGTCGTGGTTGCCGGTTGCGGCGATTTAGATGCAACATATACCGTCACTGCGCATTCGGTGACAGGATTTGAGTTCTCTGCAGCTACTGCCGAACCCGACCAAGTAGTTCATACGATTATCCCGGCCGGAAGTGCCACCCTCGATGGAGCTTCGTCTGCAGAACTTTACGCAAACGTCGCACCAATCCAATCGGCCATCTTGGTCGTCAGTGTGGAGATATTTCAATCCGTAACTGCTCCGGGCAATCAGATCATGAGCGACAACTTTCAACCTTCGCCATTTGTACTCGGTAGAAGTTTAACGAACAGAGTGATTGGCCTTCTAGGGCCGTTCATCGATGTAGAGACGATGGCAATGTGACAATCGAAGCAGACGTCCGGACACCGTTAGCCACTGCCCTATCAGGAGTCGTTGCATCGGTCTATAACGGCATTCCGGAAGCTTTAATTGCTCCAGCCGTATGTTTAATTCCGGATGCGCCATATTTGGAGCCAAATCTTATTAATGGAGCCGTGACAAAGGTTCAGGTCAATCTGACCGTAACCGGTGTCGTGGCATATAACAATAACGCAGCAGCCCTCGATAACTTGGAGCAGCTGATGATAAGCATTCTGGGGGCCATGCCGCCCGGATACGTGGTCGGTAACGTCAATCAACCGACACCTTTAGAAGTCGGGACTGGTAAATTCCTTACGTCGGATTTACAAGTCTCCACCTACTACACAGAAAACTAGGAGCAAAAATGACCACTATCATCACCGGTAGAGACATCACATTCACCATCGATGGTGATACTTATGATGCTCAAGCTACATCGGCCACACTTACCATCGATTCGACAATCAATACGTATCAGACCCTCGATGGCAAAGCTTATTACACGACAGATTCTCAGGGAACTTTTGCGGTTGAAATGCTGCAAGATTTCGGAGCGGTTTCATCACTTTGCGAAGCACTATGGAACGCAGCAGCAACTACACCAAATACACCGCTTTCAGTTCTCTTTACTGTTGCAGGCGTCGCATACGTGTTCCAAGTTCAGCCAATCTTCCCTTCACTTGGTGGTTCTGCGCCAGACGCATTAACCGCTTCACTTTCATTTACCTGCGTCACCACACCAGCGTTAGACTAGAGATAAGGAATCGGGAGCATGAAATTACCAATCACAATCGAATATAACGGCGGCACCATTGAGACCTACACTGCGCAACCGCCAGAGTGGGCTAAGTGGGAAAACAAGACGGGATTTATCGTCTCTCAAGCTCAGGAAAAGATAGGAATATCTGACCTGCTATTTCTGGCGTATCACGCTATGAAGCGCGAGGGTGGCGGTAAGCCCGTCAAGCCTTTCGATATTTGGTGCGACACAGTCGTCGAAGTAAAGGTCGGAGATGACGAAAGCCCAAAAGTTACGCCGTCGGAAGCCTAAATAGAATTCTCTGGGACTTGGCCATCGCAACCGGTCTAAGTCGCAGCGAGTTCGAGACCGCCGAAGACGTATTAACCGCAATCGAGATTATGGAGCAGCGGAATGGCAAGTGAGATGATCGCATACGACAAGTCTGACTTGCGTGGCATTATCCGGGCCTTCAAGGCGATGGACGAAGAAGCCGTCTCTCAAGCTAAAGGCGTCTCCAATGGTCTGGCTACTTATCTGCAATCAAAGATTATTAGTACGGCTTCCGGGGCAAGAAATAGAGCTGCTTCAAGGATTGCTGACGGTTCGAGAGTGAGTAAGTCGTCCAAAGTCGGAGAACTATCTTTCGGCTTCGTGTCTCAAAAGTTCTCCGGCGGTGGCACGACTCAACAACTCTGGGGCGGTTACGAGTTCGGGTCTAACAAATTCAAGCAGTTCCCAGTCTGGTCTGGTAAAGAAGGACGTGGTTCTCGCGGTTACTTTATCTATCCGACACTTCGCAAAGAGCAGCCATATTTGGTTAATGAGTGGGAAAATGCATTCACAAAGATTTTAAAGGAATGGACGTAACATGGCAGCCGCTGGTTCAAGAACTCTCAAGTTATCCATTCTGGCTGATATTGATGATCTGAAAAAGAATCTCAATGTCGGCTCTACCGAGGTCGATTCTTTTGGTAGCAAGGTTACGGACTTCGGAAAGAAGGCCGGTCTAGCCTTTGCCGCCGCAGCTGCTGCGGCTGGTGCCTACGCAATCAAGATTGGCGTCGATGGAGTCAAAGCAGCCATCGAGGATGAGCAGTCGCAGGTTAAATTAGCCAGCGCGTTACAGAACGCAACTGGCGCAACAAATGACCAGATTGCTTCGGTAGAAAAGCAGATTCTCAAGATGTCTTTGGCCACCGGAGTCTCGGACGATAAACTTCGTCCGGCCCTATCTCGACTGGCCCTTTCGACCGAAGATGCAAGTAAAGCCCAAGAGCTTCTTTCTTTGGCCCTTGATATTTCAACGCAAACGGGCAAACCGCTCGAAAGTGTAGCAAATTCATTAGGCAAGGCTTATGACGGGAACACGACTGCCCTTGGAAAGTTAGGCGTTGGATTATCATCGGCCGAACTTAAGACCATGGATTTCACCCAAGTCCAGCAACGTCTCACCGATTTATTTGGTGGCGCAGCAGCTAAGAACGCCGAAACCTTTCAAGGCCGGATGGATATTCTTAAGACCACACTTAATGAAGCTAAGGAAACAGTAGGCTATGCGTTGCTTCCCATCTTGGAGAAGTTGGTCGGATATTTTACAGAATACGTCGTTCCAATTGTGGAAAAGTTATCGAACGCCTTTTCAGATAAATCTGGCGGATTGACGTCTTACATAACAAATCTGGGAACGACTTTAAGCAATGTATTTACTCCAATCTGGAATGGTCTTGTTAAAGCCTTCGGATACGTCAAAGACGCAATCGGTGACAATATGGATGCCTTTATGGCTTTCGGCAAGTTAATTGCAGATTACGTGGCACCGGTTCTAGGAACGACTTTAGGAGCAGCCCTTCAGATCGTGGGAAAGATTGCTGGCGGTGTTATTAATATCATCGGCGGCATTATTGGAGCCATTACGACTGCGGTCGAGGCGGCCATTGGAGTTATTAACTGGCTCATTACTAAATACAATTCCATTCCACTTTTACCAAATATTCCAACAATACCCGTTAGCGGAGCCCCAACAGTCAAAATGCCAACGGTCTCAACTTCCGGAGTTACAACTTCGACAACAATTCCAAAGATTGCCTTACCATCGACTTCCACATCTTCAACTTCTTCGGGTGTAGCTTCTGCGGCTAGTTCTGCGTCTAAAGCGGCAGCCAGTGTCGCTGGTGGTGGATTTACCGATTCACAAAATGCTGCTCGATTAGCTGCTATGGGTGCCGGTGGCTTCACGGATTCTCAAAATGCTGCACGTATAAGCATTACGGTCAATGGAGCAATTGACCCAGAAGGTACGGCTCGGACAATTGTAGATACGCTCAATAATTCATCTTATCGTGGTACTAATGGAGCTTCGAATCTGGTTTATTTATGACTTTATGGAATCCAATCTGGCGCGTTGAAATTGATGGAGTTATTTTTACTAATTTCACGCTTGCAAATCTCACCATAACTTCTGGCCGTACGAATATCTATGAGCAGGCCAATGCCGGTTATGTGAATATGCAGCTAATAAATCTCGACCAATCGCCCGTTGAAATAAATATTAACGATTCCGTTACCATAGAACTTAAGGATTCATCGGCTACTTTCGTTCCAATATTCGGCGGCACGATTACAGACGTGTCCATCTCCGTCTCTACGTCGGGCGTCGTTGGAGTCAATCAAATCATTTCGATTATTGCACTGGGAGCCCTTTCGAGACTTCCTAAAGCACTTACCGACGGAGCCTTGGCCTCAGCTCATGAC